TTTTAATTGATAGAGCTTTTGCACCTGGTGCCGTTCATCAATATGTTCTAACTAACCCAGGTACAGACATGTATGTATATGTGGATGACCTCGGTGAGTTTAGAACAGACTCAACAAACTTTGAGTATTTTTTCAGCGCTGCTAACTTCTTAGCATACTCTAACGCATTAAGAGTAGTACGAGCTACCAATTCATCTTTGACAAATGCTAACAGCGCTGGTTCAAGCGTGTTAGTAAAAAACACAGATGATTACGAAAATAACTATGAAAGCGGACAAGGTGTAGTAGGAACTTTTGCTGCAAGATCAGCAGGAGCATGGGGTAACAACTTATTAGTTGCTACTTGCCCATCAGCTACAGCTTACGAACAGGTATCATCATCATTAATCGCATCAGATTCAACAACAAACGTAGTAGGAGATACTTCTGTTGCTGTTGATGATAATAGCGCATTTAATGTTGGAGATATTATTCAGTTTTCAACAAGTGCTGACACATCAGATTTTGACGATGGAGATTTTTATAGAATCACATCTTTAGGTTCTGGTGAAACTATTAATTTCGTTCAACACCCTAGAGGTTCTGGCGGATTAAAAAGAACAGTAGTAGATAATGCAAGAATAAAAAGAAGATGGAGATATTACGATTCAGTAGATGGCGCTCCAGGAACTTCACCATTTGTATCTGACAGATCAGGTTCAGGTGATGAAATCCACGTAGTAGTCGTTGACGAAGATGGTGGTATCACTGGTACACCAGGCGAAGTAATCGAAACATTTTCTAACTTATCAAAAGCGGCTGACGCAAAAACTCCACAAGGAGACACTAACTACTATCCAACTGTAATTAAAAATCAATCTAATTACATATATTGGATGGACCACAATACTTCTGGTTCAAATTGGGGTAACAACGCAAGTGGAACAACTTTCACTTCTGTAACTACACCAACTAACGAATCATTATCTGGTGGTTCAGATGGTTCAACTGTAACAGATGCAGAATTAAAAACAGCATACGAGAAATTCCAAGATGCTGAAACTGTAGATGTAGGGTTAATCATCGCTGGTCCAAGTGGAAGTACAACACACGTTGATAATCTTATCACAATTGCTGAAGAAAGAAAAGACGCAGTAGTGTTTGCTTCACCACAAAGAACAGATGTAGTTAATATCGCCAACTCAAATACACAAACAACTAACGTTATTGATTTCTTTAATAACATTAGATCATCAAGTTATGTTGTATTTGATAGTGGTTACAAATATTGTTACGACAGATACAATGACGTATACAGATTTGTTCCATTAAATGGTGACATTGCTGGTCTAGCGGCTAGAACTGATTTAGTTGCTGATGCTTGGTACTCACCTGCTGGATTAAACAGAGGTATAGTAAGAGGCGCAGTTAAACTAGCTTACAATCCAACTAAAGCACAAAGAGATCAATTGTATCCTGCGAGAGTTAACCCTGTGTCAACTTTCCCAGGTCAAGGTACAATTCTTTTCGGTGACAAAACTGGATTGAGTTCGCCAAGTGCTTTCGATAGAATCAACGTAAGAAGATTGTTTATCACTTTAGAGAAGGCGATTTCAACTGCTTCTAAATTTCAACTTTTTGAGTTCAATGATGAATTTACAAGAGCTAACTTTAGAAACATTGTAGAACCTTTCCTAAGAGAAGTACAAGGTAGACGAGGTATCACAGACTTTTTAGTAGTATGTGATGAAACTAACAACACAGGCGAAGTAATTGATAGAAATGAATTTGTAGCAGAAATCTTTGTGAAACCTGCTAGAAGTATCAACTTTATCACACTATCGTTTGTTGCAACCAGAACTGGAGTGGCCTTTGAAGAGGTCGCTGGCGGATAATAGTAGAGAAGGAGAAATAGACAATGCCTAACATAAATGACTTCAAAGCTAAACTTGCTGGCGGTGGCGCAAGAGCCAATCAGTTTAAGGTAACAATGCCTTTTCCTGGTTACGCACAAGTTGGCGGTGAAATAGAAGACCTAGCGTTTTTAGCAAGAGCAACATCTATTCCATCAATGGAAGTGGCAAACATAAATGTCCCTTTCAGAGGAAGAGCTGTTAAGATTGCTGGAGATAGAACAATCCCAAGTTGGTCATTAACTGTATATAACGATACTAACTTTAAGTTAAGAAATGCTTTCGAAAGATGGCAGAACGGTATCAACAATATGACAGATAATGAAGGATTAACAAATCCTGTTGACTATCAAGTGGATGCTTTTGTCGACCATTTAGACAGAAACGGAAACACAGTTAAGTCTTATACATTAAGAGGTGCTTATCCAACTACAATTGGCGGTATCGCTTTGGACTACGAAGAACAAGGTGCAATCGAACAATTTGAAGTTACTTTTGAGTACCAATACTTTGAAACAAAT